CAGGCTCGCCTTTCATAAATAGATAGGCTTCACGTAAGGCACCATAAAGTAGCACGGGATCAAAATTGTCGCCCAGCCAAGAAGTGCTAGCATCCACAATCGACTGTGGGTAAAAGAAATAATGCAGTTCAGCGGTGTAGTCGCCGTTTGGAGTAGGTCCAAGAATTAGGCTAAGCTCGTTTGGAAAAGCAATCTGTGATCCAAAAATAGCGTAAACCTTGGGCACGCCAGTAGTGGTAGGGTTTGGGTAGGCTTCCCGAATATAGTTCACGTCTTTGTTAATCAAATAATAGTACTCTCCGCTAACTACGATAGCCAAAGAATAAACAGACAAGAAGTCGCCGGGAGTAGATAAATACTTATTACCAGAAGTTAGGTTACCTGTAACGTTCTTGCGTAAGGAAGGAAACTGAACGGTGTTATATATGCGCTTTTCTGCTTGTTTTACAAAAACAGGGATATTGTCGTCAAACGTCTGTTCGAAGTTTTCGGTGTAATCCTTGATTGCTTGTCTTAGTTCTGAGTAGTTCATAATCCCGTTGCTTTCATATTGCCCGCATAAGTTACTGCAATGGTCGGATTAGAAATAGGTACAGGAACCATGCCGTTAGACCCGATAGCGCTGTCTCCAATAACCCCAATGTATACGTTAAACGTATCGTCAGGAATTGGGCGAGGTTCTTGCAATGCAATAGCATCTGAGACATTACGGCGTGGCTCCAACTGAGGATGCTTTGATTCATAGCAATATTGGCATGTTTTAAGTCCTTGCCACTCTTTTCGCAAGGCGTTAAGGAAGAATCGTTGTCCGCAACGATCACAGGCACCCCAGGCAAGTCTTCCTTGTGCATAAGCCATTTTAGTAGTTTAGACGTGTGTCAGGAACAGCATAATAACTAGCACTATCCCTGTCAAACTCAGAAATCCGTTTAAAATCCTCTTCGTAGATTTGCTTAAGAAGAACCATACGATCAGGGGCTTTTTTCATTGAAACATAATAAGCCAGCCCTGAAACTAGGCATGGCAAAAACTTAAAGTTTACGTCTGCAGTATTGGTAAAACCACCCGCATCTTGAATCCTGCGAATAGCGTAGTACACAAAAGTATAGGGTTGTGAGTCATCAGGGCAAGGAAAAAAGTATGCCTTTGGCTGATTAGTATGTTGGTAATAAAACTGCGCTGGACGACCTAGAGTGCCTGATTTATTAGGAGTATGCAGCCACTCTGCTTGGCTAAAACGATTGAGGGTAATATCAATGTTTTGTCCGGGGCTTTGGGGAGAACGAACCACCGCAGACAACACATCTACTGTATCCGTGGGTAGATTGTATTCGAATACGTTGGCGGTTAAAGCCTGTGATCGTTCTTGTATAGTCCATAAATTTAAGCCACGACTTGCCCAATCCAAAAATAGCAAGTTCAGCGAGCGCCTTGCTGTTCTTAGATCGTAACCTGTGCGAGACTCAATACCGCAGCGTTCGTACGCTTCGGTAATCAACTCCTCAATGTCCAGGTCAAAGGTAGTTGTACCTGACGTGGCCATTAGTTATCAGAAGCTGGTAGGTTGAGGAATACGCTTGTCTTTTGGTGTATCTACTGTGCCGCAAACTTTTTGATTTTCAAAGTTTACGTCTACTTTTTCAGGTTTTTTAGCCTGCTCGGTAGTCTCAGAGAATACTGCACCAAAACCTTTAATTGCTGCACCTACGCCACGTTTTTTCATCATTTACTCCTTATTTGCAACTACGTTTAGCCATGCCGCCCATTTTTTTGTGGGCTACCTTTGCTGGCTTGCTTGCATGAGCAGCCAATTTTTTATCTTGCATCTTATCGTAAGCAGAAGGCTTTACATCTCCACCTTTTTTATACGCAGACTGTGGTGCAATCATAGGCAAGTTTTTAGCCATTTTGCCGGGTAACAAAGCACGACCTTGGCGATCAGCTTTTGCACCAGCAGAAGCTTTAGTTGCAGATTTTTTCATCTCGCCTCCTTTAGCGGCTTTGATTGGTTTGCCCATAGCCATAAGCTTGTGGCGGTTTGTGTTGCTTGCGTTATAGTCCATTTATCTTCCTCTCGCTGAACGTTTAGCTATTTTAGCTGTTTTAGCCGAATTAATAAACGCCTGTTTGGTAGGCGCACCCTTTGCTCCAACTGGTCTCATTTTTTCGCCAGAACCCGCAGCGATCCTGCGTTTTTTAGCTGCGATATTGGCATACAAGCCGGGTTTTGTTGCCATAACTTTACCTCCACTTTTGTAATTATCAGGTACGTCTTGTTGACTCTTTCCACGAACCTTATCCAATACTTCTTTAAATCCTGGATCAACTTTGTTTTTATCTACCTTGTCTGTTGCATTAGGGTTTTGTTTAGCAGGGGTTGCAGGAACAGAAGGGGTGGGGTTTACACGTTTTACCATTTATTTTCCCCAATTACCCATAATAAAGCCAATAACTCCTGTTGCAGCACTAACTGCTCCACCTGCCCAAATCAAGGCTTTCCAGCCTCCCTTTGCTTCAGACAATGTTTTTTGGATTATTTGAATCGACTTTTTAATTTCGTCCATGTCTCCAACAAGTTTGTCCATATCCGCTTGAAGGTGTTTAATATCGTTTGCATGTGTGGCTAACTCCCTAGCTGTTTGTATTTCTTCCATTATGCGCAGTTCCATCGTTTTAATGAAGCTTTTGCACGCTCTGCAGGACCCTTAGCTTTTGCTACTACTCCTGACATTCTGGCACAGAACGATTTTTTACGGCCTGCGTCCGCTTTTGTTTTTGGGTTTGGTGCAGGGGCTTTTAATTTACTACCTGTTGCCTTGTTGTACTTGGCTCTTCCCTTGGCAGTAAGTCCAGCTCCCTGTTTTACAGGGAGCTTTTCTCCCCGCCCAATAGCAAGGGAAGGGTTCTTAGCCATAAAACACCGTAACGGTCATATTAGCAGGGGTGGTTGCATAAATACCATTAGTGCAACGAATACCATCGCCAGGAATGCTTATGTTAAGGGATTGAGCTGCTGCGGGGGCTACAAAACTAAAAACAGTCGTTCCGCCAGAGCCATTTTTAAGGGTTAAAGTGCCACCAGCAGCAGGAACACCTACCACCATTCCTTTAATCCTAGCAGGACCAGCAAAAACAGCAGCATCCGTTTGCCCTGCGGCAATTGCGGCTGATAAGACGTCATATTGAAACATAATTATTCCTCTGCTTTTTGTTCGGGTTCTGGGTCATCTAACCTGTTCACTAGCATCCGATATGCAGCAATGGTCGCTTGAGCCTGAATTAAAAAGGTTTGTGCCTTGTTTGTTTCAGACTCTAGCGACTGGATTTCTGCCACTAAAAATTCCTTAGTAATCTGCATTACGCAACAGTAGAAACCATGATGTAATACGTTGTACCACCGCTAGTAACAGGAATGGTGTGGGTAACAACAGGGCTACCAACTTTTGCACGGAATACACCAGTTGCGCTTACTGCGGGCATAACAGCGAAATTGCCTACTTCACCTGTGCCAGAGTTAGTTACACGCAAGAAAGATGTGTTTGTCCAAGTACCACCAGAGGCAAAGTCGGAATCTAGTTGCAATGCAGCAAGCGTACCGCCTGGATTGGTAGAAGAACCACCAATCGTTGCACGCAAAGCATTAGCTGCACCGCTGATTGTGCCGCCAGTATTAATTGAGGTTGAAATGTGAGCGCCGTTAATGGTACCGCCAGTTGCTGCATTAGCGCCAGTTACACGAGTTAGCGCACGGAAAGTCTCACCAGAACCCGTGGAAGTAAAAATAAGACGATTGTAGCTAAGGCGTGTATCACCAGTAGTTGCTGAAGTAGTGCCGTAAGAGCTAGAAATATTGGTTGGGGTTGTTACAGAAATGGGAGAAGTATCTGATCCACCAATAAAACCGTTAGCTGAGGCCACTGGCCCTGTAAATGAGGTACGTGCCATGGTATAACTCCTTGTATATGCAGTACATTTTCCTGTAGTCTCTGCATCGTCTGCTGGGTCAGTCTACAGGAATAAAAAATCCCAGTTCCTGGTGTATTTATACCCCTAAATTCATTTGGTTGCAACAGTTTTTTAGATAAAATGGGTTATCCCCGGAGGCGAATCATGAAATTTACCATTAAGAAGGTTGATTTACGCAATGAGTCTAATAAAACCGTAATTCTTTACCTTCAGAAAAAAATACTGCCTTCGGATGCTCCTTACAAACCAACTCACGGGCATTGGTGGTTAGCTTACACAGAAGAAGGCAAACCAGTAGCATTTGCTGGGCTAGTAAGATCACAACGATTTACAGACACAGGTTACCTTTGTCGTGCAGGGGTTTTAGATGAGTACACAGGGCACCGTTTGCAAAGACGTTTAATTAATGTAAGAATCCGTAAGGCCAAGGAATTAGGCTGGAATTGGATTATTACAGATACAACCGATAACCCTGCTTCATCTAACTCGTTAATTAATGCTGGCTTTAAAATTTATACCCCTAATACCCCGTGGTCGTTTAAGCACGCAATCTATTGGAAATACAGGATAAACCAGAGCGATGCCTTACAAAGACCCAAACGATCCAAGAAAAAAGCAGGCGTTGCGTAGGGGTTCTGCCAATCATTACAAGAAAAACAAATTAAAAGTACTTATTGCTACCTATAAAAGAAAAAAAGAAGAAAGAGAAAAATGGGTTGCATTTAAAGCCAGTTTGAAATGCAGTTATTGTGACCAAAACCACCCTGCTGCGTTAGACTTTCATCACGAAGACCCCAAACAAAAAGACCGGGAAGTCAGCTACTACGTCAAAAACTATCAATACACTAGGGCGATGGAAGAAGTTAAAAAATGCCTTGTCCTATGTGCTAACTGCCATAGAATTTTGCACTTTAACGAAATTTCTAAAAGACAAAAGAAAAAGCCCCACCGAAGTGGGGCCTAACCTCACGTGAACAAGGTTTAGGTTGCGCCAGGTGATCCGTAGATACCACGTGGATCAGACCAGCCAAAGCTGTAACGCTCACGAGCCTTGTAGCGTACGTTGCCGGTGTCGAAGTCGCCTTCGAAAGCTGTACGGATTGGGGCACGTTGGAACATCTTGAGTCCATTTGGAGCGTCGGTTAACAAGAACCATGCCGATACGTCGGTTAGGTAATGGTTAACAACGAATCCATCAGGAATTAGACCCATAGACTTGATAGCGTTGATGTCGTTATCAGCCGTAGCAGTACGGAGAGTAGACTTCATTAAACGCTCTGCTGTGAACTGGAGTTCTTTTGGAACTACCAACTTCTTAGCAATCAAGGCAATCTTCAAACCACGCTCGTCTGTGAAACCAGCGATGTCGATGATACCTTGCTCAAGGGAGGTCTCATTCAAATCAGCAGGAGTCGTAGGACGGTTGCTGAAGTTTGGACCAAGAGCGGTTGGGTGGTTTGTTGCGCACAACTGTACGCCGTCGCCACCTGGATAGTTGCTGTCAAAGGCGTTGTTCAATACGGACGCACCAAATACCTGCTTGGTGTGAGCCATTGAACGAGCCAAAGCCTTGGTATAACGGCTTGCCAAACGGTCGTAGAGGTTGTCCTCGATTGCCTCTTCGGTAATCGAGAATGCCAATGCGATAGTCTGGTGGGTATAGCGAGCGGTAAATGACTCTTGTGCAGAATCATAGTTAACGCCAGCACCTTCAGCCTTAACTGGGGCTTGGCCGAAGCCTGTTAACATAACTTCTTCTTCGAACGCACGCTCAGAATCTTCAATTTCGAAAATATCTTCGTGTTCGTTCTCATAGCGCTTGTACTCGAGACCGAATAAAGCGTTAAGACCTGGTTCTAGTTCTTTAACTAGTTGTGAACGAGTGATAGCCATGATTAACTAACTCCTGCTGTTGGTGCTTTATACAGATGCTCATTGATCGTAACGATCAAGTCAGCGTATGCAGCGGTTAA